GCTGGAAATTTTACAGATTTAGGTGATGATGGATATACAGCATGGACTTACCAAGCTACTTTGCCGAGTGGTGAAATAGTATATTTCAATAGAACTCATATGACGATGCCTGTGTTCTTTTATTATCAAAAGGAAAATAAAGATAAATTAACATCAGGGGAAGATACAAATGATTTATGTTATGGGTTCGCCAGTAAATCAAAATTTACCCGATATGCTGATGTAGAACGTGAATATATTACAATTCACCCGGAATTTCTAAATGGTATACGTAAAGAAGCTTTTGATATACGTGGGGGATATACATTAGCCGGTGGAGTAGAGGAAGACCAACCAGGAGATATATTCCAAGAAGCTTGTATGATTGGTTGGGATTATCATTTTAATTCATTTGGTAATATATGTTTATTGAAAGATACAGGTATGAGTGAAGAATCACCTACATTTGAACCGGATCATAATGTAAGATACGACCAACAATTAGGAACTATAACTAATCGTGTACCCAGTAGCGGTCCAAGTGCTACAGAAAGATATAAAATAAATAGAACAATTAGATTGTCTTATATGGGAGCTAATAATATAGCTTGTAAATATGATACAACAGATAATAAATTTTTCTTTGAATATTTACATTCACCAGAACGTATACAGAACACATGGGACGCTTTGAGATTAGATGGAAATAAAACATTACCATTAGCCCAAAATGCCGGACAAGAAGTTTATAAAATTAATAAACGATTATTAGGTAATAGTTGGAACCCGGATATGTGTCCTCATCTTTTAAATGATGCTATTAATTATAATGATACAGACGGATTAGAGTATCCCCAGGCTAATTCTAATATGGAAAAGTTTGTTATTTTTGATGCTAAAATGGGTGTAAACATTAATTTTGGTAAAACAGCTAACGTAGATAAACAAATATATAGTAAGTCTCAAAATGAAGTATGGAACAGTTCATTATTAGGAATATTGGGTTTTAGCTACGACCAATTTAATCCAAAAGAAATAATAGAAACAGAAAACGGAGCATCAGCAAGAGTTAAATTTGGAAATGTACGTTCAATATATAATCCAACTACAAATGCTAATGTAGTGAATACAGATACCGAACAATATAATTTAACTCCTTATGGTGCTATAAGATATACAACGGAAACATCGTATTCGGTTATAGCTAATGATTGGTTTTATAAATCATATATGGCTGGTGAAGCTGATACAATTTTTTCAGACGTTCAATATTTTCCATCTATTAGTGAATCTACTACGAGTATAAAACTCAAAGCAGTTAATTTACCTCGTGTTGTATTGAAACCATACATGACTATTAGGACTGATATATTAAGTCAGGATAGATATATAGGTGGATTAAATTCAGGATTAGTGTACCCAATCATAGCAAGTGTAAATCGTATAAATGCTGAAAAAGATTTCGTCCAATTAGAAGGAAGTGAAACATTTACAATAACAAATCCTACAAAGTTTTCATCAATAACAACAGCCATTACAGACCCGGACGGCAAATTGAGTTTATTGGACGAGGGAAGCTCTGTAATCTACAAGATAACAAAACAAGATAATTTAGAGAATTATAATGTAATAGGTAGAATGGAAGCAAAATTAAAGAAGAAATAGTGGATTATATATAATCCACAAGAATAGCCGGATTATATATAATCCTCACTTGAATTGGATTATAAATAATCCTTTCTGTACCTTGATAGGTAATGAAACTTTATATTTTAATTTATCTTTTCTATCTAATTCCCGTTTTATAATAGGGGGTATGTAAACTGTATATTGTTTTGTTTTTTGAGGATTTTGATTCAATTCACGTATAGCCATTCTAACAGAAGGTATTTCTCCATATTGACTTATATACTCAATATCATTTTCTAATTCATTTATACAATTATATTGGGAAATTTCTAAATTATAATTGTTTCTACAATATTGTTTAATTTTCTTGGTAATCATAACAATATCGTTTTTCTGTTTAATAGTTAATCTTTTTTTTGGATTGATTTGAATTAAATGATGTTTCAATTCAATTATATTTAAAAAAGGATAGTCTTCGTTCGGTATTATACTATCCATGGTTTTTATTTTATCCACCAATATAGCTGATAAGTCTATTTTTCTATATTGTTTAGGATTATGTATATCAATATTGAATGAGTTGATAATTCTTACTAATTCAGATTTGGAATGAGATTTATGTATCAGCATTTTTTTAATATTTACATAGATAATAATTTTATGTTTATAAACATATAAAGATGCCGTACAAAACTGGAAAATTGAAAGGTGAATTAACAACAGCAGAAATAAGGGCTTTGATACGAGCACATAATAAAGCTTCTAAAATAACTATTCCAACTGGTTCATCAAGAGACGATATTATTAAATTATTATCAAGTAAAGGATTTAGAGTAGATCATAAAAATCAAAAATTAATTCAATCAGCTCAAGCACAAAAACAATTAAGTATACAACAAGCCAAAGAGATAAATAAACCAAATCCTAAAACGGCTTTACAAAAACAGAAAACCATGGAACGAAAACAGATGAAGGAACAAGCCGAAAAGAAAAAGGCTCGGGTAATACGTAAGAAAGCTGTAGAAGAAGAGAAAGCCCGACAGAAAAAGAAGGCACCGGTAAAAAAGAAAACCACTACAACATCATCTCAAACGTCTACTGATAAACCTAAACCTAAACCTGATCCAAAACTAAAAACAGACTTTTTAAAATTATTAGATCAAAACAAAAATCTTTTAGGTCCAAATATATATAAACAATTTAAGGGTGATGCTGAAAAAAGAAATGCCGATTTCAAGGATTTACTTCCTCGTTTGAGATATGTTATCACAAGACAAAAACAGGAAAAAATTAAACCAGCTCCTAAAAAAGATGTACCACCACCAGCTACAAAAGGGTTTATAAAGGACGGAGTTGTTATTCTTCCTAATCCAGTAAGAGCCGTCAATCCAAGAGCACCGGAAACATTAAAGATTAAAACAGCAAAACAATACAACGGAACTATTGATAAATTAGAAAGATTAGATGGAACGTATGACGAACAATCTAAAAACATGGCTTTCAAGAAAATATTAGATAGTATTAAAACAGATAGAATAATTAGATTAGTTAAATCATTAAACGATAAATCTAAAGCTGATGCCGAAAAGAAAGCTGAACCAAAGAAGGCTGAATCAAAGACAGACAAAGACGAAATAATAAAAGTATGGAGAGAAGTATTGAACCCTAAATTGAGAGAAGCATATAAAAATGACGATAAGGTTTTAATGAAAAAACTATATAATAAATCAATTTTAACTCTTGCTAAATATATGGCTGAAGTAGATATTACGGCAGTACCATCTGCCGATAAATCAAGACTGGTTGCTTCTTATAAAAGAATGTTAAATAAACCTGGGAATAGTAATGCTCGTCTAATAAGAGGATATGGGGAGGGGAAAATCCCCAAAGATAAAATATTATTTAAAAGAGTTGATATTACTGATTTATTTAAATAAATTATTCATACCAAGTATTTCTTTTAACTTTAATAAATGTGTGTCCTGCTTTAACTCGTAGATTCATTATAAATTTAAAACATAATGCTTCTGTCTTTGTATAGAAGTATTTATTTATCCATACTTTATTTTTACTACTGAATTGCCGAGCATAGCCCCATGCTTTACAGTTTGTACCAGCATTCTTATTAAAATATATGTATCTATGTTTAGAACTGCTTATTTTAACCATTTTTAATCTTGAATTATTATCAATTTAAGTCTTTAAATACAGATAAATCTACAATTATTATAAAAAAACTACTTAAATAATAATAAATCACGTGATTTATTACTCTTTTAAGTGCTTTTCAGTAATAAAGTTAGATTAAAAGTAGTAATTTACCGTATTTATATGGTTATTATCGTAATAATGTTAGATTTATTAGTTAAGCTATTGAATAAAACCCTTCCTCGTCTTGTTTTACTTTAATTTTCTCTTGGTCTCCTATATCTTCCTCTTCTTCACTACTCTCACTTGTTATTAAATCAGTATCTACAGTACCATCATATAGGAATGATACATATTCATATAATTCTTTTACAAACTCATACGTGTTCTTATCTATAACTGAATCAAAGTGTTCGTCTACAAATAACATGATATCATCTTTATCGTGGCTCATTTTAACTTATAATATATTTTATTTTTACGGAAAAATCGGAGAATTTAAATATTTGCTAAATTATAATGAATAAATTCCAAAATGGTATAATTTATTGTATCCGGTGTAAAACAACTAACGGCCTGTATATCGGTTCAAGTATAGAACCACTCAATACAAGAATAAGTAAACATATAACCGATATGAAAGGATATCTTGGACTTAATAAAAAATATAGATGTTATAGATCTTCATTTGAAGTTTTGTTTAATGAAAATTATGAAGTGGGTATTATTGAAGAATATCCTTGTCATAATAAAAGAGAATTAGAAATAAGAGAAACTTTACATATACTTAATAATCCGGAATGTGTTAATGTTCGTGTACCTATCAAAGTAAAAAAAGAAGATTATGATTTATCTAAATTACCTATGCTTCCTTAACATAAACTTTATCAGCTATATCTGTTGAATGAGCCATTATATTAGCCATCTTCTTTTTCTCCTCATTCACTTCTGAAAACTTATGACTTAATACAATCTTTCTTAACATAGTTGTTGATACTTTCTTTCCTATATACTTTTGACTAAATTTCAATAATAATTGAGATAGTTGATTTCTTGTTATCGTTTTACCTGTTGATGTTTGTAATAATACACCCATACCATATTTACGAATATAAGCTCGGAGTAATTTTTCTAAATCCTTTGGAACAGGAAACGTGATTTCCTTATAAGTCTTTTGTGTTTTATATTCATTTAACGACATAAACATTTTATTCTTTTCCATGACTAACCAATTACCACTTTCCTTTTCTTTATCACTCATAGAATTATATTTACGTTTTGTTATAGCTTCCATACCAGCCAACTCATTTCTCATAGGTAATTGTAAGTGAATCATGTAAACTAAATAGACTTGTAATAATGTTTTTTCTTTAGCTGATAATTCTTTCTTTTTCCAACCCTTTAATTCATTAGCCATCTTATTCGTCATCTCAACTACTTCTTCAAATGGAGCAAAATTTACCTTTTGTTTTTCAGATATCTTATTTGTAGCATTAGCATCTTCGTACATTTGAGTAAGCTTCAAACGTTCATCATCATACTTCTCTAATAACTTATCATACTTACCATCACTATTCAAAGCTAATAATAATATCACAATTGAATTAACATAATTCTTAATTGTTGTAAAATGTTTACCTTCCAACTTTTCCATCACTTTATCAACATTCTTTAAGAATTCATAATTATCAGTATCAAACATCTTTTTCAATTTTGTTAGGTTTGCTTCATACATCTTTATCGTAGACTGTTTAGCATTCGGCCTTGACTTTTGGAGAGTTTCATTTAGATTTTCTACCTTCATTTTATATAAACATAGATTTATTTTCTTAAATCTAAATTTTCAAAAGTGGATTATATATAATCCAAGGGTACGGCTGACTGGATTACATATAATCCATCGGGAGGGAGGATTATATATAATCCATTATTCAAACCAAAAATACCATCTTATCCAGCCATAAATGTATAGACACCCCATACATAAATGTAAGCAATCAATTAAAAACGTTTCAGTTCTACTTACAATCATTCTTACTGCTCTACAATAATACTATCTCCCTTTATCTGTAAAGTCTTGATATGTGAAATAAAAATCTTCCATAGCTTATTCTTTGTTTGACCTGTTCCATATCTAATTACTAATCTGAAATCTTTTCCACGTCCATCATAAATAGTAGATGGGTCAAGTGTTAATGCTCTACCAATAACAAAATTTTCTTTGAAACCAAGCATAGACCGACAGATACAATCGTGAGATTGATTAATAGCCTTTTCTGTTTCAATAGCCCAGTCTGAATTCAAACCCTTATCAAGAGACGATGCCTTATCAGTTGATACACGACGAGACGGTACTATTTCATGATCTATTACGAAATTGTAATTATCTAATTTATCACCAATACCGGATAGACCTGACCTATCACTATAATTGGATAATCCTTCCGTTTGACCGGCTCCAACAGAATAATTGGTTTCAAGGCTGGTGTACTTATATGTTGCCGAAGAATCAGCATTCTCCTTGAGTGTATAAACTTGTTCGTTATCTGTTGGTTGACAAACAACCGAACGACATTTAGCATGTTCTATTGGAATTTGTAGAGTAGATACTAAACTGGTTTTAGCCGTGCTTTCAAGAACACAAGCCACCGATGGAATATCATACATCATTACACCACCATTTTTCATCATAGTCATCATCTTCTTTTCTGTTTCAGCTGGAACTCCAAGCTGACGAACAACCATACGAATATTAGAAATAGTGTATGTAGGGGCCGAACTATTATCACGTTTAGACATCATTACAAAACCGGGTGCTCCATCAGTTCCAACAGCTACGGCTCCCGATGGGTCAAGTGTATTATCGGTAAACGTATATTTAATCGGTTCATCAGCCGTTCCACTTTCTATTGTAGCAATAATCGCTGGGCTATCAAAATTAACTTCAGTCCCATCTGCTAAACTACGGAGTACAATTTCTTCTCCAACTTGGAAGGGTGAATGCTGGGGATCCGATTGATTATTTGCTTTGAGTGTGTGGAAACTACCGATTGTAGTTCCATTAGCTAAACCATCAGCACCATCACCGGCAACAGAACCGAATACCGGACCCAAAGCACAACGACGATGAGGAGTAGTTGAATCAAGGACACGGAATACCTTCCTATTTTCTTCACAAGTGAATTCAATATAACAACCACCCATTACAAGATTAGGAACTGCCTTATCATTACCGGCAAACAAACCAGCATGAATTTTAAGAGATACAGAAGCCTTGATAAATGGCTGGGCTGTATTAATTGTATCAGTAGGATTATCACGTCTATTAGCTTGTTCCATATAAGGGGAATATAAGACGTTATTCTGAATAGATTTGGAAGTTCCAAGGGTACCACGTGAGGCTGGGGTCCATTCACCACAACCTTCAGTCAAAGCACGTTTAGAACGAATACTATCATTTGTATCATAGGAATATTTTACAGATACCCATGAATTATAGTGATCCAAAGTTTCCAAAGTTGTAGTTCTGTTTCCAGCATAGATGGTACATTTTTGGAAAAGAGAATTTGCCCCGGTAAGACTATCTAAACACCATTTAGTCGGGAGAGCATCTCCACTCGTATCATAATCAATCAATACATCAAAATTTAGTGTACTTGAAGCACCATCAAACAATTTAACACTTGGAGGAATGAAAACTCCGAAGGTTTGGTTTTCACCAAAACTCTCACCACCTTCGGCACGGATTTCAATATCAGTCTGATTAACTGAACTCTTTGTTCCTACATTCCAATAGCTTCCTGACATTTTATAACTTAATCAATATAATAAACCAAATGAAATTTTAAAAAATAAAGGGTGTAGAAAAAAAGATACTTAAAGATTTGACGAGATATCTATTCATAAGGAATAGAAATGAAAACGATACAATTTTTAGACGGTGATTTTACTTTGGACGGGAACCGACTTGAATACACAGGAGAAGCTGAAATCACTATGACTTTACATCTATATAACCACGACAATACTATAAAATTATCACGCTGGCTCTCATTTGAAGAGAGTGGCTATATTGTTGAAGTATTAGTCAATATACTTACTGAATTACTCAATCAAAATTTTATTGATAAGACTACCTATATTACACTAATAGCTTGTGATATAAGTGATGAAAATGAAGGACGTATTGATAATCCCGGTCTTGATAACCTTGTAAGGTACTATGATAGATTAGGATTTGTCTATGATTCACAACGAAACTCTACTGACCCCGATACATTATCTATGAAATGTAATATCCATAACTTTCTACAAATCAATCAAATCAATCAATAATTATTTCAATTTAAATCTTCTTTTATAATCTTCTATTGATGCCTTTATTGTTGGCTTGTTCCATAGTATCCATCTACTTAATGAACCAGCCGACATGTAATCATTCCAATTTTCATTAGCTTTATGTCTATCTAAATATCTTTTCTTACGTTTATCGTCCCTATGTTTTGTATAATCACTCATACCCTTTGCTCCAAAATGAGTAGTCTTTACCTTCTTACCTTTATCATCTGTAAATATAGCTGTGTACTTTTTTGATTTTAATTTAGATGGCTTGATTACTACCTTCATTTTCTTTAAGTAATATAAAAGTTCTGACACGTTTATATTTAAAATTTTATTATCTATGTTAATGTAAATGAAAACAGATACAGCAAATTCTAAAATCTTTGTATCCATTATTGAAGATTTAACCCATATCGTAGAACAGCTTAAATTAGATAATAAACATTATAACGAGGTTATACTTGATAATGAAGACCTATATAATAAAGTTGAAAAATTAGAACATAGTAATTGGTGTAAAGATATATCAATTTATTTCCTACTTACTTTGGGAATTTCACATTATATTTTTTTGTAATTTCAGCATCAACCTTACGAGCATTACCACCTAATATATAACTATAGACACGAGCATAAGCCCAGCTTTGGGGTGTTTGATTTGGTCTTGAACCAGCTGAATAATATGCCCCCTCTCCTTTTTTAAATACTTCATCAATAGCTTTAAACGGTATACCAGTTATTTTGGCTATATTACGTTTACTTCTACCACCTTTCATCTTATCTAATTCAGAACCATACTTTTTATTAAATTTTTGGGTCCATGTTGATTCTTTGGATTTGAATGATGTTTTAGGTCTCTCCTTCTTCTCTACTATACTTTTTATTTGTTTTCTTCTTTCATTACCTTTTAGATTAGCTAAATATCTATCCGGTATATTGTACTCTTTACCTTGATATCTTACCTTTACCATAATTATATTTTATGATAATATTAAAATATGATTTATAAAATTATTATTCTATTAATTGATCTCCAGTACTATCCCACCCATGAACCTTGTTTCGGGCAAATAGTTCTATCCGTTTAATATCTCCACACAACTCTACTATTTTATCTCTAACAATATCGGGTTTTTTGCTATGTTCTTCTATAGGTGATTCTATAACAGAATGAACTGAATGAGATACTGATTTAGGTTTTCCTTTAACTGCTAATAAACAATATTCAGGATTGCTTCTCGTCCACGAACCCATTCCCCAAAAATTAGTATCTGTATTTTTCTTATTTTTTTTTATCCAAGTGAAGGCTATCGTCTTATATTCAAAACCCCACGATTTAATAGTGTATAATGCTTCGGGTAATAATGGAGCAGTAGCCCACATAAACAATACACAATCTTTATCTGTTTCAGGTAATTTATAATCATAAATATCTATCATTCTCATAGCATTATAAGGCTGACCTTTTTTACTTCTTGATGGAATAGATTGTCCCGTTGCGGTATAATTCCATGGCGGATCAACATATAAAATCTTATAACTCATATATACTATGGAATATATTTTTATTTTAGATTATTTACACATTCATCATAATAATCTTTATTTAATTCCATTCCTATAAATTTACGATTTAATTTTTTACAGGCAATTCCCGTTGAACCACAACCCATAAACATATCTAATATTGTATCTCCTTCGTGTGATGCTGTACTAATTAAATTTAATAATAATTCATGTGGCTTCTCGCAAGGGTGAGATGTTTGTTTATTTTTCTTAAAATTATAATGTAAATAATTCGGTTGTGATTTTCCATTATATACATGATTTAATTCCTTGAAAGTTTTTAATTCTTCTAATGTTTTACAATCTTTTAGATTATATAATTCAATTATTTTATTATAAGTTTCTTCTGTTGGTAATGAAAAATTATTTTTAGATATTCTAAAAGCATGATCGGCTAAAGGTATATCTTTCTTTATCTGTGCTTTTGTTTTTCCTATTGCCTTATGTAATGATTTGAAATATTCTATTTGTTTTTGTTCTATCATATCTTCTTTAATGTATACTAATACATATTCACAACAATTAATCCACGATTTACTCTTTTTATATATTTTTGGTACATAACAATCTTTCGTAATAGTTATAATACGATTAAACTTAAAATTAGTTTCTTTTTCTATAGCATTTTGTAATTGAGCTAATTGTTTAAAATCATTATGAAAAAAATATAATGAACCATTCTTTTTTAGAACTCTATAGGATTGCTTGAAAACATTTATCATAAAATCAATATACTTATCTATTTTATCCCATTTTAAATTATTGTGATTAATATTATAAGGTGGGTCTGTTAGAATTAAATTAATTGAATTACTCGGTACATTATTTAATAAATCCAAACAATTACCATGTAATAATTCCATATATAAATAACAAATATTTTATTTTTTACTTAAACGAAATAACATTCAAGATGGCCGTCAGTAATAACAACATATTTCTTTACTTCAATCCAAGCATTTAGATTGTATGAACCAGCACTCATCTCGGCGTCACTATGAAGGTCAATACCACGATTATCTATACGTTGAGATAGACCCGAGAGACGGAAACCTTGATGGAAAAATTCACCGGAAAATTGACTTCGTTGAACCCTTCCCTCAAACTCATAAGAAGCATCGTCCGTTAAGGCTTCGGGCCCTTCATCTGAATATAAACAACGAGGAACAAACGGAATCATACCTGCAGTCTCTTTAAGATTATGGAATTGACGTGCTGGATTAGTGATATCTTGAGGATATAGATATTCACCATTTACAAACAAATTAGATTTTAGTGGTTTTCTTGCTTTACCACCAGCCGTAGCATCAGCCACCGGAACCTGTCCATTGTAAGCACCAAGGAGGAATGTAGCATTTCTATCTAACTGATGAGCCCAATATACACTATTTACAGCCATACCATTACCACCAATATTACGAACATTATTTATAGATGTACCACCAGCACCACCACTTACGGTTTGTTGAGAAAGTCTATAATCACTATAACTGAACGTCATACCCTTACTGAATTCACTTCTGATTTCGTCCATGATATCACCAGCATAATATACATAATCAGCTATCATCTTACATTTTGATTTAGTGATATTAATAGGATTAGCAACATTAGCATCATCACCAGCGGAAATAGCCAAACGATTATAATTTAGACCATCACCACTAAAAGCCCAATATAATACAATTTCAATCTGTTCGTCCGGTAGAAGGAAAAGTGGAAGCTGATTTCCTTGTCTACAATATTCAAAAAGGTCATGTAGCTTAATACGGAATTCAGGTTCATTAGCATTTAGAATTTCAGGACGAACCGATAAACCTTGTCGGGCTCCGGCCACAGCACTATCACAATATTCATATCCATTTGATATACCATATCCTTCTCCGGATTTTACATCACTCTTTACATCATATAACATTTCAAAATCCATCTGACGACCAGTAAGTAATTGTTCTCGTTCCTTATTAACTGAATTTTGGACGAACATAGATTTTACTGATTGGAGTTTATCATATTCATCAGTATCATTAATTACACGGCCAGCCGTAGTTCGGAGAACAGCACGACGGATTAGAGAATGTATACCAATATTTAGATAAGGGAAAGCCCGAGCAATAGCTCCCTGTACGTCGCATGCTATAGTAATAGATGACCCGGGGTGAAGAATACCCCGAGGCTGTAATCTAAAAACACATTCACTTTGACTAAATGTTAGTGGTTCAAGAACGTCCGATTGAACTTTCATAGCTGTATTCGTAGGGATAGAACCGGTATTAAGGATAGAGGGCCTATTAGATTTTGAAGGGCTTGGAGCAGGAGCAGAATCGCCAGCGTCCATTACGGGTGTTGGAAGATCTTGGGAATTCATTTTATATTATATTTAATATAATATTTAATGAAAAAGTTTTTTAAAAAATTGATTTAACGGATTATATGTAATCCATTTATTTAACGGATTATATGTAATCCATTTAATTTTAGAGTTGGATTATATATAATCCATTACTGACGAACTTGGATACCCATTTGATCGTATAATACACTCGTCTCGGCATTTACAAACAGGAAGAGAGACTGGGAGTTATTACTTGTTAAATCACATTCAATAGCTAAACCGAATTGCTCCTGTGATAGATTAATTCCTGGGCCATCAAGGAAATTATCATAATTAACACCTACACCCTGTACTACACCACCATTAGCTACTAACTGATATGGAATACCTGTTTCAGCACCACCTACAATTCCACCGACAAAATTTCTGTTTACATTAGCCAAGGATCCCTGTAAATGTCTAATCTTATCAAAATCAACAACAGAATTTACATAATCCCTGAATAATACTGGGTCAGCCGACATAGTTGAAGGAGTTTCTTTAATATTTGTATCACGGGGGAACAATTTAGGATATAGAGTTCCACCACGTAATAGACTAACCTTCTTAATATCGGCTAATGTACCATCTGTATTAATTGGAGCAAGTGTAGCAAAACTATCAGCCCCAAGGTTATTAAGCTGGTCGCTGGGTATCATGTTAACATAAAGAGATTTGACCTTCTGTAATCCGAAATTCATAGCAACCTGTAGCTGTGCCGAGTTTGATGTATCATAGAAAGAATGAACCGACTGGAAAGTCATAGCTCCTTCCTTTTGGCTCATCAATCTTGATAATTCGTCCGGAGGTGGAGTAATTACAGAGCAAACCAGTTTTAGATTAGATAATTCATAATAGGCTCCGGTAAATGCTGATGTATCCGGTGCCGTTGAATTATCCGCTGGAAGAACATTCATTACCATAGCATCACTCTCAAGCATAATAGATAAATCTAATGAACCAATTGTATTACGTGTTAGAGGAATAGATGAACCGGATTGTAATAGAGAACATGGTAGATGCACACAGAAACTTTGCCGGGTATCTTTGGCTACTACTGATTTCCTACTAACTTCAAAATTAGGCATAGTTAATGCTGACTGACTTAAATGACCTATTGAATCTTCAAATCCCGATGTTAGGGAAATGTAGGAACTTAACCATCTATTCCAGTTCTTTTCATGAGATAGTGTAGTTTGAAATTTACCACTTCTCCAAATTAGCTGTTGGAAACAAGACCATACACCTAAACGAGATGAAATAGCAAGGTTTCCATCAGGAGTAGCATCAGCATCATTTTTGTAAAATCTTATATCACCTACAAGCCGTACCGATGAAGGGTCTAATACATGTTGACCTTCCGGAATAGAAAAATTAACTTGGGCTACACCTTTCTTAAAAGAATACTTATCGTCCGTAGTCTTATTCGTTGGGGCTAACTCTAAATAACGAGAACTCATATTTATAAATATAAGAAACATAAAAAAAATTATAATAAAAAAAAATTAAATTATTGAGTTGCTGTTGAACCTAATGTTTCGGCTATTTGACCTGATCCGGCTAAATTACTACTGGCTGGAGCTGATATAACTTCGGGGGGTGCTTTCTCTTCTTCTGCTTTTTCTTTTTTCTCACCTGATACTAATTCACTAACATCACTTACAATTGAACCAACTGCCCCTAATCCAACACCAGCTAATACTAATAATGGGTCTCCTGTGGCCACTCCCATTAAATCGGCTCCTGAACCCATCTCATTCATAAAATTACCAACCTTATCTCCTGTATTTACACCATAGAAAAATTTATGATCTTTTACTTGATTATATACATCTGTTCCTAATTGACCGGCACTAAATAATGCTCCACCTACTTTGGCTACATTCTTGGCTACTTTAGAACCTATGCTTGCAGTTTCCTCACCAATTTCTTCAGCTGTGCTTTCTATTTGGCTGGCTGTGTTTTCAGCTGTACTTTCACCTGTTTCCGGAATTGATTCAGCTGGAGTTGAACTTTCGACTTGCTGACTTTCAGCAAAATCTTTAAATTTTTGTCTACGTTGAGATGCTGGACCAGCTAATCCAGCTCGTCGGGCCGAAGCCATTACATCACTCACAGAGCTTTCTTTAGCTATTTGACTGGCTCTGTCTTTTACTTGACTGGCTACATCTTCGGCTGTTTGTTTTACACCAACACGTAAAGCATCAACCGCACCACCCGGATCACCCACAGCACCAGCCACACCTTTAGCAAATTTATAGGTTCCTAAATCTTGTAGTTTTCCACCGGCTTCTATAAAATCCTTATACTCTTTGTATTTCTCTCCAACCGCTACACCGTACTCACCTAATTTTTGATAGGCAGAATCTTCTGTTTTAGTTAAATCATCTTTTACAGCTTGTTTCTGCTCGTTGAATTCAGTTATCTTTTGACTATTAACAGTCGCTAATGCCTGTAATCTATTAGCGTCCATAAACGATTGATTGTTGGCTTGGTTTAAGGCTGATTGTAAACCGGCTAAATTTTCCATATTTATAACTATATGAAATATAAAATAAAATATATTAAAAAAATAATTTTATTGG